GCTCGCATGCTCCAGGATGGCCTCTTGCTTCTCGCTGTCTCGCCGGAGGATCGGCCCGTACTGCGCCGTCAACCTCCGCATCTCTTTGTCGATCGTGACTTGCCCGTCTCGCTGAACGGTTCGGGCTTCGATGGCCGCGAGCCGCGCCTGGAGGGCTTCATTCGAGTCGTAGAGCGGCTTCAAGGCGTCGGCCGCGTCCTCGTCGATCCCGAGCTTCTCGGCGAGGCCTGCGCGAACGGCGGCCCAGGCAGACGCGGGCTTGCCGGTCTCCTTCGCGTCGTTCGGAGTCTCGCGCCCTTGCTCGGCCTTCGAGGAGGCTTCCTTCGCCTCAGCATTCGCAACATCGACACGTCCTGCCCAGGCGATCAACTTGGCCCTGGGCATGTTCTTCAGGTCGGAGAGCAGCGGCCGATGCGCCTTCGGCAGCGCCAGCAGCGTCGCGTACGCACTGTCGAGCTCGTCCTCGGCGTCGGCCTCGTCGTCTCCGTCATCATCCTCGTCCTTCTCCTCGAGCTCGTCCTCCTCGGCGTCGCTGTCGCTCGCCTCGAGCTCGGCCTCGTCCTCCTCGTCGGCTTCATCGCCGTCGTCGTCCTCAGCCTCGTCCGGTTCGGCGTCCTTCTTCGCCTTGCTCTTCTGCCCCGGCACCTTCGGCGGCACGTACTCGTCGTCCTCCTTCGTCACCGGACCGAGCATCTTCTCGACCGCGGTGTCGAGCACGGCCTCGCCCTTCTCGGCTACCGTCGGCTCGGCAGGCTCGGCACCGAATGAGTCGGGAGTCTCGGGCTCTGCGCCACCGGGGAAGTCGTCCGCCATGGCCTCCACAATGGGCAGCAGGCCAGCCCGGAGTCAAGGGCCGCGCGGCTTCGGGCCCTTCTTGTGGGTGTACCAGCTCTTCAAGAGCAGCAACCTCCGGCTGAACTCCAGCCCGTAGCGCTCGAAGGGCCGGCACGTCTTCAACCGTGCCTCCAGGCGCGCAAGCTCAGAGGCCCCGTACCACTCCGGCTCGCGCTTCACCGATCGCGCCACCCGGCACGGCGGAGCTTCTTGCAGGCCCTACAGTTGCGCTGCCCATCGCGTAGGTACGTGTTTTCTGGACTCGGCAACTACCACACGCGCTCCCGTTCGAGGTCATCAGAGCGCTCGCTCTTCCGCCAGTCGCGCCAGCCTGTGTCGCGACCGTGGTGCTTCTCGTAGGCGAGATATCGATTTAGCTCCGCTTCGCTAGAAAAGTGCGTCATGCACCCGACCTTCTTCAGCCCTAGGTCCTTCGCCGTCTGGCGATGCACCTGGGCCGACTTGAAGGGCTTGAACCGCGTGTGCACCGAGGCCGTGCGCTTCTTCGCGGCAGGTGCGTCCTCGATCAGGCCGCCACCGGGCCCGAGGTCATAGCGGAGCTTGCGGGGGCCGCCCTTCTTGCCGGGGCCGAAGCCGGAGAACTTCACGGCTCGATCTCCAGCGGCCAGACCGCGCAGTCGCGCTCGATCTGCATCAACTGGTCCTGCCGCGCGAGCAGCTCGTCACGCGAAAGCACCTGCTTCTGCATGACGAAGAGCGGACCCTCCATTCGCTCCATCCATAGAACCGGCACGCCTTGGAATGTCGGCGGCGCCTTCATCCTCCACGGCATGAGCGCGGCGCCGAGCGAGGCCAGGGCGGACGCGATCAGGCTGCGGCGGTTCACGGCTCCCATCCTAGCGCGCGCCGCGCAACCGCTCCGGGCGACACCTCCGACTGCGGCTGACCCTGCGTCGCATGGTGGCCGGATGCGTAGTACCGCAGCGCTTCCTCCAGCACCTGCTCGCGGGTCTTGGGCTTCTCGTCGAAGAGCGCACTCTCCAGGTCCGCGTTCCACCGATCCCAGATGCGTTGCCGTTGTGCCTTGAAACGCTTGTAGACCTCGTCGGCACTCGGTGGCTTGCAAGCCGGCTTCGAGATGAACGAGCGAGCGATGGCGGCACAGGAGCAGTCCTGGTTGGGATGGGCTGCGCGTTCAATCGCATTCGCGATCTCCTGCGTGCGCGCGTCGGCGGCCGCCCTCTCGCGCCAGGCGATCTCGTCGAGCAGACGTTGGCGTTCCTCGCCAGCCATCTCGCGGCCGACGCGGAGAGCTGCGCGAATCTCGAAGTCGGGCTCGCGCCAGTACGGTTTGTCGCTCGCACGGCACGCCAGGAACTCCTCCGCCACAATCTCATGCGCCCGCTTCTCCCAGTCTGTCTCGCTCATGATTCTTGACCTCGCACAGGGACGAGCCGAGCCTGCCGCCAGCCACATGCAGAACACTGGCGACAAGACCCGGCCCTCACCGCCGCTGATCCTACCACCTGGCACGGGAAATGGCTTCTTGACAGGGCGCCCTTCGGGCGCGACACCGTGCTACCCTCGACCGCCAACGGGCACTTGAGCCGGAGAGGTCCCCCACCGCCAGTTCAGGCACCAGCCGCGAACGCCTGCGTCTGCGGCGCTCCCCGAGCCTTGCCGGCCACGTTGCCCTGCTGCGCCGCCCCACGGTTCAGGCTCTTCAGCACGCCCGCGAGCCCCACGTCACGCGAGAGGCGCGGCTCGGCCTCCTGCGGCTGGATCACGCTGAGGTCGGCGCTCTCGATCCCCGGGAACAGCCTGGACAACTGCGGGATGCCGCCTGCAGCCCCGATCGCATCGAGCAGGCCCTTCACGTCGCCGCCGATCTGCCCGGCTTGCGCGATCGCCGGCAGCAACTGCAACACGTTCACCAGCACCTCGCCTTGTCGCGCCATCGCCTGCTCGCTCGGCCGCTCCATGCTGCCCGGCTCGACCTCGAGCCCGAGGTCGTCGAACGTCATGCCGCTGCCGTCGTCGTCCTCACCGCCCGTGAACCAGGCCTCCGCGTCGCCGTCAAGCCCGTAGGCGTCGTAGGCCTCCTGCCCAAGCGGAAGCTCGATCTCATTGGTGTGGTAGGCGTACCAGGCCACGGTGCGGCCAGCTCGCCGCACGCCGTCCTGGTAGCGGCCCTTCACGTACCCCTGCCGGCTCATCGCCGCCTCGTTCGCGTAGGTCACGTCGGTCGCCGTGTCGCCCGAGGTCGTGCCGCGCTGGTTCTCGGCGAAGCCCATCGCGCGGTCGCGCTTGGCGATCGAGCGCTGCTCGGCCGCGACGTTGGCCGGCTCGGTGCCGCCAATCACGAGCTCCGCGAAGTGGTCCTTCGGGTTCGGCAGCTGGTGCGTGTAGACGTGGTCGTTGACACCATCCTTGATGAGCTTCGCGAGCGCCAGGTCGTCGGTGATCCCGAGGCGCTTGTAGGCCTCCACCTGGCGGTCCACGGCCCGCGACAGCCGGCTGGCCTGTTCGATGTGCCCCCCGCACGCCGCGAGCAGGCTCAGCGGGAACGGCGAGTCAGGCACGATGTAGGCGCCGATCATCGTATACGGCCCCCAGCGCGGCCCGAAGAATGGCCGTGGCGCGCGAATCACGGTGGCGCCCGCATCGTCCTCGCTGCCCTGGCCGACGCCGTAGGTGGCCACGACGCCGTTGAATCCGTCCTCCGGGCCCGGCTCGCCATCGAGCCGCATCTGCGGGAAGTAGACCTCGAGCACTTCAACCTGCTCGCGGTCAGGCTCGTCGAAGAGTTGCTTCTCAGCCCACGCGCGCGAGCGCAGCGTCGCGTTGCGCCGCTCGGTCTCGTTCAGCCCGCGGATGGCCGCGACATCCCAGCCCTCGCGCTTCTTCTTCGGCTTGCGGCGGTCTTCCTTCGCGCGTTCGAGCAAGTCGTCCTTGTCGATCATGTAGCGGTGCCACTGCATCCGCGTGCGGCGCGCGGCCGGCGTGCGGTGATCGAGCCCGTAGTCGAGTGGAGAGATCCTCGAGAGCTGTGGGAACATCACCGGGTCCTCGGCCTCGTACGTCTCGGGTGTTGGCTGCGGAGAGACGTGAGCAACGGCCCAGCCGAAGCTGAAGTCCACCGCGAGGTCCTCGAGCGTCGTCTTCAAGTCGCTGTCAACGCTCCAGCGATTCATGTAGAACTGCATCGCTTCCGCGACGAACTGCTGCGCGCGCCCGCGGCGCGTTGTCACTCGCCAGCGAGGATTCGCCCAGACGAGCTGGGACATTGAGTAGCTTAGGTACTCGAAGGAAGCGTTCTCTCCATCGTATTCGGTTGAGTTGTTGAGGATGCCTCCGCGTGACCACCACGCGCCGGGGAACTTGTCGAGCAGGAGCTGAATGCCATCGAGGTGCGTGTCGCGTGCTCGAGCTTGCGAGCGCACTTCGGCCAGAACCTTGACGGGCTCGAGTGAGAGCACGGCGCGCGGCTACTAACGTCCGAAGAAGGCGCTGGTGAGCGCGGAGTGCGAGCCTCCGTACGTGCCCGAGTTGGCGCCGGTCTCTGCGCGGCGGCGGCGCGGTGCGAGTGCGGTGCGCTTCTTGGCGCTACCCACCTTCTCACGGAGCTCTTCGCGGTCGACCTTGGACTGCGCCTCGTAGGCCATCTGGTTCGCGGTGCCGTAGTTGCGGGCGCGCGCGGTGGTGGCTGGTGGGCGGCGGTTCTGGTCCTTGAGGAACATCGCGGCGGCGGCGCGGCGCTTGTCGTACTGGGCCATGGTGGAAGTTCCTGTTTGGTGCCCCACGGATTTGGATGTGCGGGTAGGCTTGTAGCCGGTGGCGATGGTCTCGCCACGAGGTCCGGAAGTCAACTCGCTGGAGGTCAAGGCGATGGGGTACGACGAGAGTCAAGAGGGGTACGAGCGCGCATACGCGCAGCATCGGGAGGCGCACGGGCCGAGCGGGTCGCGCTCGGTCTACAGCCGGAATGCGCCGGAGCCGGCCGATGCGAAGGACGCGGAGCTGCGCTACCGACTGGCCCAGTTCGGCGTGCGCGTGCTGGAGATCCTGCGCTCCCGTCAAGAGGGCGCGGGCGACTGGGCTCCGGCCGCTGTTGCTATCGACACACTGGCGCGCTCCCTCGGCCTGCTGCCGCAGCCCGACGCGAAGGAGGAGGCACGGTGAAGCTCATCGATAGAGACGCCCCCAACGACTCGCCCGAGAAGCTCGCGTGGTACATCGCGTGCTCGCTCGACGCCTACGCCGAGCCCGTGCCTCCGGGCAAGATGGGCAGAGCGGAGCGCGACAGCGTCGCCCGGATGCTCGGCGCGCGCTGGGCTGCCAAAGTCGCGCGCGGCGAGGCTTCGTGCGCGTGGCACGAGATCGCGAGCTGGCGAGGAACGGCGTGCTGGTGCCAGGCTTGCCGGCCTGACGTGCGGAGGTTCGCGTGAGCTACAGTCGCGCCCACTACCGCCGCCTCAGTAACGGCGACAAGGACACGCCCGAGACGATCGCGGAACGCGTGCGTATCCGCGCTGCGGCTCAGCAGGCGGTTGCTGAACGCGAGTCGCGCTGGCCGAATCTCGCTGCCGAGAACGCGGCGGAGGCGATTGCCTGGCAAGAGGCACGCATCCGCGAGCTCTCCGCGCCCCCGCCCGCTGGCGGGGAGAAGGAGGCGGGCCGGTGAAGCGCGAACTGCTCTGCGAGAAGTGTGGCGCAGCATCCGTCGTGCGCCACGCCAAGGGGTATCCGGGCGAATACGTCAAGCACGTGCAAGGCGTGCTCAGGCTGTCGCGGCCGGCTGGCGACATCAGCATCAACGGTGAGACGATTCCGTGGGTCGGCTCGTGCGTCTGCGACTATTGCTCCGCCCCGATCGAGAAGGGCGCTGCCGCAATCGCGCGCACGATGGGGATAGATGGCGACTACGAACCGTGGGAGTCCGAGTACCTGACGATCGCCGGAGGTGCCTCGTGACCCGTGACGCATACGGCTACACCGACGAGCAGTACGCGGCCGCCGACCGCAAGCTCGACGAGATGAAGGACGAGCGGATGCTGCGCGGTCTGCTCTTCTCCCGCTTCCTCTCCTGGTACCGCGAAACCGAAGCCCTCGCCGCGACGCACCCGCGCGTCTGGCATCGCCCGCCGCGCGAGTTGCGCGAGCGTGTCTCGGAGCTGGTGCGCAAGGTCGCGCCGGAGCCGCTGCAGTGCCCGTGCACCGCGTGCGTGAACTCGAAAGGAGGCCGGTCGTGATTAGCCATGCCGCGCTCCGCGCAGCGCTCTCGCTCCCTAACTCGCAGCAGGACGCGCGCTACTGGGCAATCCGTTGGCAGTACTTCAAGGGCGATGGGTTCTTCGACGAGATGTGCCGCGCCGCGGCGCACGCTGATCTGGAGAATCTCGCACGCATCCAGCGTGGATTCCCGGAGCTCGCGCTTGCTGTGTACTTTTGGAAGAACATGGATGGATGGGCGCAGGCGACGGAGGCGTGGGCCGAGTCGTTGGTGCCGCTCCAAGAGGAGCCCCGCGAGGGCTCCAGGAAACACGGGTCTGCGCACCCTGAAGTAATCGCAGGCTCGACCGACCGCTCGTCAACTTCGGCGAGCGGCGGAGTACAATCGTGATGGCACTCGCTCTATTCGCCGTCGCGTTCGCTCTTGGCGTCGTGTTCGGCGCACTACTCTCACGCAAGGCCCCGCCCAACGATCGGAATCCCTCATGACCGAACTGGAGCCTGCCCGCGGGGGCGAGATTACCGCCCTGACGCCTGCGCAGATGCCCGAACTGATGCGACTCGCCGTTGAGAAGGGCGGCGTGGAAGCATTGGAACGGCTCGTGGCGATGCACGAGCGGATGGCGGATCGCATGGCTGCGCAGGAGTTTGCGGCGGCGATGGCTGCCTTCCAGGAGGAGTGCCCGCCCATCCGGAAGACGAGCACAGCCAAGGTCGTGACGAAGAGTGGTGGCTCCTACACCTATGTCTACGCCGAGCTCGACGAGATCGCGCGCACCGTGCGCCCGATCCTGCACAAGCATGGGCTAACCTACTCCTGGGACTGCTCGCTCTCGGATGACAGCGCGCGGATCACGGTGGTCTGCACCGTCACGCACGCGAACGGGCACACCAGGCAGGCGACGTTTACTTCGTCCACGGCACCACTGACGGGCTCGATGAGCAAGCAACAGGAGGTTGCTGCGGCGCTCACCTTCGGGAAGCGTCAGTCGCTGATCTCGGCGCTCGGGCTCACGACGTGCGACCCGGACGACGACGGCGCTGCGAAGGAACCGGAAGCCACGGTCACGCCCGAGCAGGTCGACATCCTGGAGGCGCTGATCGATCAACGCCCAGCAGGTTCGCGCTCGCGGCTGCTGGAGTACATCCTCGCTCAGTGGGGTTGCGCTGGGCTGGAAGAGCTGCCGGCGTCGCGCTTCGAGTGGCTGAAGGCGGACCTGGAGGCCAAGCTGAGAGCGCAGAAGTGATCGTCCTCCCCTGCAAGCAAGGCGGTTCCGAATGGCTGAAGGCTCGGCTCGGCATCCCTACCGCCTCCTCCTTCGACAAGATCCTCACGTCCTCGACGATGAAGGCCTCGACCCAGGCGCCGGGCTACATGCAGGAGCTGCTCGCGGAGTGGCTCATCGGCGTGCCGAGCAACAACGAGGCTTCAGGGTTCATGGATCGCGGGACGAGGCTCGAGCCGCAGGCGCGGAGCTGGTACTCGTTCGATCGCGACGTTGACGTGAAGGAGGTCGGCGTGGTGCTGCGTGACGATCGGATGGTCGGCTCGTCGCCGGACGGGCTCGTGGGCGAGGAGGGGACGCTGGAGATCAAGACGCACTCGGCCAAGGTCCACGTCGGGCACTTACTCAACGGCATGGAACCGGGCGGGTACTTCGCGCAGATCCAGGGCGCGCTCTGGCTGACTGGTCGCAAGTGGACCGATCTACTGGCCTACCACCCGGATCTGCCGCCCGTGGTCGTGCGCGTGGCGCGCAGCGAGGCCTACATCGCCGCGCTGAACGTGGCCGTGAGCACGTTCGTCGAGCACATGCAGCGCGCGCGGACGCGGCTCATCGAGATGGGCTGCCAGCCGGCGACGCGCCTGATGATCCCCCCGTCGATGGTCAACGAAGATCCATGGTAGAGAAGACCTGTTTTCGGTGCGGCGAGCACAAGAACATCGCCGATTTCTACACGCATCCGCGGATGGCAGACGGCCATCTCGGCAAATGCAAGAGCTGCACCATGGCCGATGTTCGTGCGCACAGGGCGGCCAACCGAGAGCGATTGCGCGACTACGACACCACCCGCTCTCTGGAGCCGTCTCGCGCTGCACGCATGAAGGAGTTGCGCACTCGCTGGCGATGCGCCAACAGGGACAAGCTGAAGGTGTATCCAGTTGTCGCGCGGGCCATTCGCTCGGGCGTTCTCCAGCGCGCCCCATATGTCCTTCCTGTCATCGACGCCACCACAGTGGGACGCTCGTCTGATGGTCCACTACCCGCAACCTGGCGACGAGAACTACGACGCTGGAGCGATGCTCGGCGACGAGGTCGAGAAGCTGCTCCCGCCCGGGGCTGGCTTCATCTTGCTCATCTCCATTCCGGTGGATCCAGACCCGGATTCCGCGCACATCGCGTGCGTGTCGAACCTGGCACACCCTGCTGACGCCGCGCTAATGTGGGCGCGGCACGTTCTCGACGAAGAAGACCCCCAGGCGGCAAGGACTTCTCCGCCTGGGTCAGTTGGGGGTTGACCGCCCCTTTTCCGCCCCGGTCGGCGCCGTGCTGTTCCCCCCGGTTTCCCCCGGAGCAGCCGGCGCCGCGCCGGGCTCCGGCGCACTGCCCGGCAGCGGCGGGGCGACGGCCCTCCCGTGGAGGAGCGTGATCGTGTGGCCGGCGTCAGGGCTCGAACCGTCACCCTCGAAAGGGCCGCGCGTCAGGATCTCGCGCACCATGATCTGCGCCTTGATGAAGTCGCGGTGCTCGACGTCGACGGCGACCTTCTGGAGGTACTCCAGTCGCTTCACCATGCCGGGCGGATAGCGCTTGGCGAGCTCGAGCGGGTCCTTCCCGTTCTGGATCGCCTCCATCAGCTCGCGCTCCTTGCTGCGGGGGATCGGCTTCATGCGTGCCGCCACAGTACCGAAGGTCGGCAGGTGGCCGATCACAGCGCCGCTGTAGTAGTTCGGGTGGCCCTTCTGGAAGCCGCATTGGGGCGCCCTGTTCTTCCCGCGCGTGCGGTTTCCGCGTCCATCCGGGTTGCCCCTCGTCCAGTACGGCGGGTGCCCCTTCTGGAAACCAGCGTGTGGCGGATGCGGTCCCCACCATCCGCTTTTCTCAGTGCCGACCACCGCGGCGCTTCTTCGCCTTCTTGGTCGGCAGGCTGTTCGCCTCGGTCGCGAGCGCCTTGGCTTGGCGTGGGCACTTCTTCCTCGCCTTCTCGGGCGAGTGCGCGCAGAGGTTGAAGAAAGCTCGAGCGTGTGCTGTAAAAGGTGCTATGGTATTGTCCTCGGCCATGCCGGTGAAGGGCATGGCTAGTGGAGCGCGACGACCTTCAGGTCGAAGACGACCTTGACCTGTCCGTCTCTGGTTGTGGGAATCTGAAATACGGCAGTGTAGGTCCTTCCTCCCTTCATGATGGCTGGCGCCAAGTCGGCCACGTTCAGGTGATAGGCGAACGAGTGCCCAATGTCGTCCACGTCCTGCCAGAGCGAATCCACCGTCGCCGCGTGAATGACGGCGTAGCTGGCTCCGTTCTGCACCAAGGTCTTGGCAAACGAGACAGAGTAGATCGCCGTCGACGAGCCGGGCAAGTAGATGTCGAGCTGCAAACTGCCGCTGATGTCAGACTGCGTTAACAGAACCGGGCCGTTGGTTCCTGGCCTCGGAACGGCCACAGCGGCTACTAGCCAGACATCCGTCCCCTCCAGGACGTCGTCTTGGATGCGGAGAATCGTCATCGCGAACCAACCGCCTTCCGCCTGGCGTATTCACGTTGCTGTTGATTCTTGCACGCTCGACAGCCGCGATGGCCTCGCGCATTGAGGTAGACGTTTCCTTCGGCTAGCGCGTGCCCGGACGGGCAGGCTTGCTTGTTGGCCTTGCGCCCGCCAAGAACGTTGTCGCGGCGCGTGGCCGCCACAAGATGCTGCGGGTTCACGCACGCGCGATGCGGACACTTGCGGCCTTCGCGACAAGTACTGTCTTCGTTGTGGCACTTGTGGTCGATGTCGAGCCCGATCGGAATCGCTCCCACCAGCCGCCAGTAGAACAGTCGATGCGCGAGCGCTCTCGCGCACTTGCCGTGCAGCTTGCGGTAGACCTGCACGTACCCGTTTGGCATCGGCCTGTTTCGGATCTTCCAACATCCTCCGGCGCCTACGCGCACGCCCGGCAACGGACCGGCCATCAGCGCCATCGGCAGGTGGTCGGCAGCCTTCACGGGAGGTCGATCCTATCCGGCTGCTCGGTCCCAGGTCCAATGACGAGGCCGCGCAGGGCGCCAGCCGACGCGACGCGCCCGATGGCCCCTGCGCCCACGACGCGCCCACGCGCGGCCCCGGGGCCCGTGATGCGCCCAGAGGACTCCTCGACGTCGGCGCCGATCGTGATCGGCTCTTGCAGCCCTTCAGGAGGAGGCCTCCAGCGAATGCGCGCGAGGGCAGCGCGTCGAAACCGGCCGATCTCGCGCAGGACGTTGCCGATGTTCAAGTGGCGTGCGGCGCCACCGACGAACCGCACGTCGCGCCGACGCGCGGCTGGCGCCTCCGCCACCTGCCCCTGGTTGGCGCCCAGCGCGGGACTCGGACCAAACTCGATCCCGAGCACCGACATGAATCCGACCGTCGCCTCCGTGAAGTCGAGAGCGAATCCGCTCTCGTCGATGCTCGAGACGATCGCGCGTTGCGCAATGCCGCCCGTGTCGCTGAGCGTGGCGAGGGCATAGTCACCCTGCAGGCTGGTGGCCGTCCCCGGGGTCGCCGTGATCGAGTGTCGACCCGTATACGCCCGGGCGGCCTTGGCCGTGAACGTGAAGAACCCGGCTGCTGCAGCCGTTGCTCCGTTCACTACCGAATCCTCGGTAGCAACCAGCGTGCTCATCCCCAGCACGACGCGCGGCCTGAGGCCAAGAGGGAAGCTCTGCACGCCAGTCGAGTTCGAGATCGCGAGGTTGTCGCAGGCCGCGCGGAACGGCCCGGAGAACTTGATGGCCATCACGGTCACGTCAGGCGAACCGGAACTGGAGACGGCGTTGTAGCCGGTAGAATCGATCGTGAAGTTGACGCGCTCAAGCCCGCCGCTCGAACCGAAGATCAAGAACGGCACGCGCGTGCTGTCCACTACCGCATCCGCGCGCGTCGGGTTCGTGCCGCGGTCGATGTCGACGGCTGAACCCACCTGTGAACTGCCGACCACGAATCCAAGCTGCGCTCGGAAGTCGTCTGCCAGCCCGCCGAAGGCCCCGTCGGAGCCGGCCACCACTAGGAGATCCGGCTGGAACATTTGGCCTGTTCCACCAGTGTTTTCGTGTGCGGAAATGGTCGTGATCCCTGGAGTCGACACCCAGGAGCGCGCGACGCCGGCGAACAGGATGGCCGTGATCCGCGAGCGGCTCGTCACGACCGGGAAGTTGAGCTGCACGCCGCCGGCAATGGCCGTGACTGTATCGGCCTGCATGTCGTTCGCGGGCGTCGAGTCACGCTCGATCGTCTGCAAAAGCGACTGGCTCTTGAAGCCGCGGCAGTCCGAGGTGGAGGCGTTCAAGCAGCGGAAGAAGTGCGACTGGAAGAACTCGGTGCCCGGCGAGTTCGATTCTCCGTCGTCGGCCCACATGGAGCTGCCGAGGCACCCGTGCGTGGTCGTCGAGCCGTCCGTGAGCGTGGCCGCATACAAGAAGATGACGGCCTTGACGGTCTCGGTGATGTCCGGGCTCGTGAAATCAAGCGTGCCCGCGCCCGATGGGCTGTCGAGCGTGACGATCGCGACCTGGTCGACCACGAGGAGCTAGCTCCTCTGGTCTACCCGCACTCTTCGCATTCGATCGTGATCTCGAAATCGGTCGAGGCGGTCGGTGCGGTCAGGAGCTTCAGAGCCACCAAGGCGGTGCCGCCGACTTCCCACTCGTACCCAGGCGGCGGCGTCCAGTGCCAGCCGCCTTGCACGTTCATGCCGCCCTCGCACAGGATCACGGTGGGCGTCAGTGCCGTCAGAAGCGTTCCGGTCTGGCTGCCGGCCGCCGTGCTGGTCAGCGCGGCATCGCTCGGGCAGTGCGTGCGCGGCGTGATCGCCGTACCGCCGCCGCCGCCGGTTCCACGGATGAACTCGAGCCGCACCTGCTGCGCTTGCGCGTCCCCGGCCCGGTTCGACTGCTCGACGTGGATCGCTGCGACCTTGAGCACCTTCTGGCTGCCGGCCGTGATCTGCACCATGTCCTGCGTGGCGGCCATCGCGCCGAACCAACTGATTGTCGCCTTCCTGCCCATGGTCGAGAGCTCCTTGTTGAGGGAGCGGTCAGGCTAGCGATCCAGGTCTGGCGAATCTACTCGCCGCCACCGATGATCCGACCGCGGAGCGCGCCCGGCGAGCTCACACGGCCCTTGGGGCACTGTTCGGTGCGCTGCTCGCCCTCGGGCGGCTCTTCGATCGGTCGATGGCGGATGCGCAGGAGGCGCTCGAGCCGGAAGCGCGTCATGTCTCTGAGCCAGCCCATACCGAACCGTGGCGTTGCCGGTTGGCTGAGCGGGATGCCTGGCCGAACCGTCGCAGCTCCAGGCGGGGGCGTGCGCGCCACGACCCCCTCGACGGCCACGGAGCCGACATGGGCTGCCGCAGGACCGCCAACCGGATGCCCCGCGCGGCCAGGTGGGCCGACAAGACCGGCGGGTGGCCCCCCGAGCGATGGTGGAACGACGAAGGCGTGCCCGCGCGTCAGCGGATGCCCGTGCCCCCCAGGAGTCGCGCCGCCCGACTGGGCGCCGAAGCGATGGACCCGGCGTCGCGGTTGAGACTTTCGGTCCTCCTCTATGGCCAGGAAGGCGAAGGCCTTGGCACTGCCGGCCGCGGTGCCGCAATTCAGGGTGAAGCCGAGCGCATCGAACGAGGTGAAGCTGAGATCGTAGAGGATGCCCGAAGCGGCGTCGGTGACGGCGAGCACCTTGGAGTCGACGAGGCTCTCGGTGTCCGATGGCGTCGACGAGTCTTCGGAACCGACCGAGACGCAACGTGCCGTCCCGTTGGCAACCGCTCCGATCGAGAGGCGTCCCGCAGTGGTGTCGCTCGCGTTGGTGTTGATGGTTCCGACACCGGTCCCGAGCGCCATCAGGAACTGCGGCCTCCAGCCGGGATCGGTCAGCGACTTGGAGCCGGTGGTCGTCACGTCGACCGCCGGAGAACCGACCCAGGCGCGCGCGCTCCCAGTCTTCATCAGGAGGTAGCCGAGCGTGACGCTGAAGGCCCCGGTGCGCGTCGTGATCGTGACGCCATCGGCGTTCCAGGCCGTCACCTCGTAGCGGGCCTCGTCGGTCAGCGCGCCGCCATCGGTCAGGGCCACGCGCTGCAAGAAGCTGTCGCTCCGGATCGCCCCGGCGCACTGCGCGGAGAGCGTCGGCGTGTCGCGGTCGTAGTAGTGCTGGCCGCCTTGCTGGATGGCCTCGGCGCTGTCCTTCGCCGCGAACCCGAGCGATTGCCGGCACTGCACGGCTCCCGCCGCTTCGGCGAAGCCGTTGATCGCCGCCACGCCGATCAGCACGTTCGGGGCGAAAGAGAGGCCCGCGACCGAGACCGAATTGTTCTGCACAGCCGATAGCCCGAGCTGTCCCACGGCAACTTCCAAATCGTCGCCGTAGAAGAGCACGACCATGAGCAGCACGGCCCGCGTGGGTGCGTCCGTGACGTTGATGGTCAAGGTGTCGGCGGAGAACGAGACGAAGGTGGCGTCACCGTCCAGCGTGTTCGTCGATGGATCCAAGACGAGGATCAGCCGACTCTGCGAGGAGGCGCGGCCGGTAACGTGCAGCGCGGCCGTCTGTCCGGACCCCGAGTCGCTGGCGAAGCAGCGTGTCGTGGTGCCGTCCGTCAACCCCTGCGAGAGCATCAGGCCATCGGCCTGCGTGCCGATCGCCGTCCCCCAGGTGGCGAAGACGAGAGCCGCCCTCGGGGTGTTGCCCTTGCAGTCCCCGACGAGCGCCTGGTTCCCGGTTGCCGTGTTCATGGCCACCGAGAAGACGTCAACCCCAACGCCAACGGCGGGCATGGACTACAGAGCCGCGGCGTCGAGCTTGGCCCGCAGGTAAAGTAAGGCGGCCTGGTTCTCGGCAGCCTCGAGGTCGAGCGGGGCCTCCTCAAGCGGATCCACGACCAAGTCGTACAACTCCTCGAGCACCCCGCTCTCGCTTGTCACCTGCCGCAGCTTGTGAGTCTGCGTGCGCGCTGCGCGGTCCACGATTCCATCTGAGAGCTCGGCCTCGGAGAGGACGTACGTGCGCCCCATCGTCTTCGAGTCCCAGGACGTCGGCGGCGTCACGCCAGCCACTGCCAGCACCCCGGCCCCGAGGTCCACGAGATGCGTCAAGACGGAGAAGAAGCCGACCGGGCAGTTGCCCCAGCGCCCCAGCGTCAAGACGCGCGTGCCAGGATCGAAGGTCGTCTCTTTGGTGTGGTCGGGGTTCACGGACGCGGCGGCGCTCTGCTTCGACGTCCCATTGTCCGAATACAGGAAGACCGCCGTCTCTGGCCCAACCATGTCGAGAAGACGGCCGAAGGCCGTGTCCGCGGTGCGCAGCATGGCCAGGTACTTGGTCCGGTTGGAGGCCAGCGGATCGGGACGAGGCCAGCCAGCGAGCAGTTCGTCGGGCATGTCCGAGTGCAACGGCCCATGGGGCGCATTCAGCGCCACGTGGAGGAAGCGCTTGGGACCTGGCGTGATCGTCCACCATGCTTGGGCTTCCTCCAGCTGTGCGAGCGTCGCGTACCGGCTCTCGTGCTCGGTGACCAGGAAGCCGAGCACGTCTGCATCCGCGCGCTGCCAGTCTCGGTAGTCCTGGCTCGGGCTGCTGTTCAGGTTGAGCCGCGTGCCGGCGAGCCAAGATTCGTAGCCACGCTCGAGGGGCGCCAAGGCCCAATGCGCGCCTTCCGTATGCGGCCCGCAGTGCCACTTGCCGACTAGCGCCGTCTGATAGCCAGCGGCTTGCAGCGCGCCGGGCATCGTCGGGAGCGAGAGCAGCGGGGTCGTCGTGGTTGGTTCCAAGGCCCCGATGTCCTTCCAGGTCCCGATCTTCTTCCCGTAGGAACCGAACAGGATCGCCGCGCGCGACTGGCTGCACACCGGGTGCGAGAAGGCCTGCGTCTCGAAGGCCGTGGCTCGGAACGTGGCCAGGTTCGGGCACACCCCGGGCCCGCACTCGGCGGCACTGACGTCGTCGAAGCCAACGAGAAGGATGTCGGGCATGCGGCGCCTCACGGCGGCGCAATGGTCCCGTGGCTCGCGGTTGATTGCAAGCCGGCAACAGGCGAAGCTGGAGGCCATGAAGAGGCTCTACAGCAGCAGGATCGTCCCCCTCGACGAACGGATTTTGATCCGCGTGCTGGAACAGGCCGCGACCAAGACCAGTCTCGTCGTCGCCGAAGCAGGCATCGAGCCCGGCAAGTTCGATGTGAAGTCGGTGCCTGCCTCGAAAAAGAAGAACGTCGGCATCGTCGTCGAGGTCGGGCCCGGCGCGCGCGGCGCAAACGGCGAGCGCATCCCGATCGACGAGGACATTACGCCGGGCGCCGAGGTCCACTTCGAGGTCGTCCAAGGAGCGGTGCCCGTTCGTCCACCGGCCATGGCCGAGGAGATGGAGAAGGAGGGGCTCTGGTTCATCATCGAGAGCCAGGTCGTGTGCGTGGTCCGGCCCGAGGGCGTGGTGGCGGCGCGGAAGCCTGTGCTGGCGTGACATGGCGCATCCTCCCTTGCCGGTTGCGGGACGCACGTTCGGCCTGTTGACCGCCACCGAACGCGCAGGAAACGCGCCGGGCTCAGGAGCGGTGCTCTGGCGTTGCCGCTGCGCGTGCGGAGCGGAGGTAGTCCGCTCCGCCTCTCAACTCGCCAGCGGACACGCACGTAGCTGCGGCTGCTGGAACGCACGCGGCATCAAGCGGGCAGAGATGCACGGCATGACCGGGACGCGCGCCTACGGCGTCTGGGCCGGCATCATCCGTCGATGCACCAACCCGAACGAGCGCTCGTGGAAGAACTACGGCGGGCGCGGCATCACGGTGTGCGCTAGCTGGCGCGACTCGTTCGCGGCCTTCTACCAGGACATGGGCGATCCTCCGCCTGGACTGACGATCGAGCGCAACGACAACGACGCCGGCTACACCAAAGAGAACTGCCGCTGGGCGACGCGCAGCGAACAGGCGTTGAATCGCCGCCCGCGGCATGCAATTTCACCTTCAAGGTAAGGCCTCCGAGTATTTTGAAGCGACCGACAAGGAGGTCCTCAACGAGTCAGGCGCGAGGACTGGGAAGACCTTTAGTGAGCTGGTCAAGGCGTGGTACACGGCTGAGCACTATCCCGGTTCGCGGCAACTGTTCGCGCGCGAGACGCGCAAGGCCCTGACCGAGACGGTCTTGCCAGACTTCGAGGCCAAGGTTCTAGGCTACGGCCATCCAGCGATCGGTAAGGCTCGCCGTAACAACCGGGACGCCTACCACTTCGTCAACGGGTCGACGATCGTCTTGCATGGACTCGACGACGCGAACAACATCCTCTCGGGAGAGTTCGACAGGATCTACGTCTTCCAAGCCGAGCAGATCCGACAAACATCGTGGGACAAGCTGCTGTCGCGTCTTTCTGGTTCGGCGACGCCTTATCGTCAGGCAACGGCCGACGCCAACCCGGGGCCTGCTCACCACTGGCTCATCAAGCGGGCGAAGGAAGTCTTGTGCCTGAGCTGTGCAGCCCTCGTCGAGCCGACGCGCACCGACTGCCAGGCTTGCGGCTCAACCTCGCTCGGCCGCATGCGGCACTTTCAGTATCGGCATGTCGAAAACCCGCTCTGGTACGACTGGGAGACGCAGACCTGGACGCCGCGCGCCGAGGAGTACATCGTCGGCACCCTCGGGCGCCTGCGCGGCGTTGACCGCAAGCGGATGCTCGAGCACCTCTGGGTCAGCGAGGAGGGGCAGGTGCTCGCCGACTTCAACGCCGACATCCACTGCATCTCCGGCGAGCTCTCGCAGCTTCCGAGCGGCGCGTGGCTACTCAAGATCACGAGCCCCGGCTGGCAGGTCGGCGCCAAGGACCCATGGAAGGAGGCGCACGTCGTCCTCGATTGGTTCGGGGCGGGCGCGGACTGGGGATTCTTGCCAGCTCCCGGCGTCTTTCAGGTGTGGGGCTACGACCGGTTCGGGCGGCGCTTCCGTGTGGTCGAGGTCTACAAGACGGAGCAGCAGATGGACTGGTGGGCCGGCGTCGCGCATCAGCTCTACCAGGAGTTCAAGTACCGCTACATCGCCGTCGACCCGAGCGCGAACGCGCTGAGGGAGGCCTTCAACCGCAGGCTCGCGCTCGACCATCACGGGCCAGCCATCGCCATCAGCGCCGACAACACGATCCGCCGTCAGAACCCCGACCTGGCCGGCATCGACCTGATGCGCTGGGGGCTGCTCGACCCGAACCGCGTCGTGCGCACCTACCTACTGAAGGGCGCGCTTCGGTACGGCGTCGACCCGGCGCTGAAGGGAGCGAGTCGGCCGACGTGCCTGGAGGAAGAGATCCCTGGATGGGTCTTCGACAAGAAGAAGTCCACGGACGAGCTCATCGACAAGCCGGTGAAGGAGAACGACCACGGTTGCTTCGTTGCTGGCACGCCGGTGCTCACACGAGATGG